ACTCTAAGATAGCCAAGGAGTATATCCAATCCTGTAGATTATCATCTATCTCTCCTCCCACAAATACTTTGGCGCTGGTCTTATAGTCTCGCATCTTCGCCAGCTTCTTTCCTTTATAAAGAAACAGCTTGTCTATGAAGCCAACGATATTGTATCGAATTGGGTACTCGTTTTTTTCTAAAACGAAGTCGAGTTCAGAAAATGATTTCGTGGGCTTACCAATCGACAGTCCGAAAAAGTCATAGTTTAACCCTGTTAAAATCATCTCTCTGACCATCTCGATATTTTCCGCATCATCTATCCCCATAGACGCGGCATGTTTCATGACTAAACGCTTGACGGCCTCACTAGCGAAGGCGTCTTGCTTTCTTATGATTTTGGTAAAATGTTTCTTGTGCCTAGGATTTCCAAGAACCTCAAAAACCAAATGACAAACGCTCCCTCTGCGAGAGCCGTCATTAGAGGGCTCGGGCAAACCGAGAACATATTTGCACCAATATTTCCATGAACAAGACTGCAAGACTTTTATTTTAGACGCCGAAAGGTATTTTTTATCTTTTTTCATATTAAGTAAGTTCCGCCAGCGCAGCCCTCTGCGCGGCTGTGAACGACACTCGCTTGTCGTTCATTAGTTTTGCTCCTTCTTTTAGTATTTCGTCTGCTTGATTCTCTCGCTTCTCCCATTCGTTGAAGCTCATTCCTAGCTGGTGCATATCCCCGAAATCATTCGCGGTTGGCAAATTAATTACCAGCTTATCCCTGTCGAAAACACTAGACAATGTAAGATAGGCTTTTAAGGCGGCGATTTTACCACGGTTAATTTCAGAATCGAGGTCGTTATTTGTAGCGATAATAATGCGCTTAGGATTAATTTCTAAAAGTTTAGAGATAACCTTGGAGGAAGGCGTCAAGCCAAACAAGACAAGGTGATTCCACATACAGTTTTCAGACAATGCAAGACTGTCTCCTATGCTTTCAACCAATATCATTTCATTGCAGCCTCTGGCTACGGCGCAAGTAGAAAAATAAGGATGATTATGGTAGGGGTATACCCACTCCCTGCGCTTACCCAAATGCTTCCATTTGGGGGCATCATTGTCATTATCTACCTTTCTTCCGCTGAAACCAATGATGCTGTTTTCTTCGTCAAAAATAGGAAAAACAATACGGCGATATAGTTTGCCTCCACTGGCAAAGCCAGCGCGATAAACATTTTTCAAAGTTACCTCTCCTATTTTCTTATCCAAGTAAAACTTATACGAAGGCAAGAGGTTGTCTAGAATGGATTCAGGGTAGCGTTTACTCATTTCAATAAATTCATTTTGCGGAGGCGCAGAAAATTCTGCAAGCTCAACGAGGAACTTATCAATATCCTGCGTCCCCGCTGTTAGCTCTACAAGTTTACGATAAGGTAAGGGGCCAATGCCTTGTCCGTAGTCATACCAAACCCCCGTATTTTTGTAAATCAAAAGAGATGTTCCATTGCGCCCTCCACGGTAAACCGCAGAGGTTCTCCAAGAATCTCCGTTGTCGGAAAGGCGATAGCCTAGGGACTCTAGTGCAACTTTAAGGTCAGACATTATCAAAATCGGGGATTCCTAATTCTTCCTGAACAATATCGGTTTCCGTTTCCCTTCTGCCTCTTGGGGCAGAAGGCTCCAAGGTGGCATTGGCTTGCATATGGGCGACGATATCCCGTAAGTCTCCGCGCTCTTGAACGTCGAATCCCTTGATGTCAAGATTAATAAAGTTGTGACGAAGGCGGTCACCCATTAGCACGGGCTCAATATGTCCAGCAATATCCCTGCCCAAGTGACGAGGCTTAATACAAATCAGCTTGTGTGTTCCAAACAGTTCTCCCTCCTCAGAAAGTTCATCGAGGGTTTTCTTACGGAGAATAAACAGGTGAGAACAGTATTGCGTGATACGGTCAGACAGGGAAACAATGCTCTCGTCGTCCACGATGCTGTCGGCGTTGCGATTATGCGTAATGCCGAGCTTGTTACTCTGGACAGAGGTAAACATGGGAATAATCGGCAATCCATCGTGGAGGATTTCATCCTTGATGCATCTCTTGAAGCGATTGACCATGCTCCCGATTTGTTGCCATTCGTTTCGACCGTCATTGGTGCTGTCTGCGGGTTTAATGTAGTCAAAGCTGAAAATCATTGGATTTCCACGGCCAACTGTTGAGTAGTAAAACCTTTTCAAGACGGTAATCATGTCTTCAAAATCAAGGCCGCCGACACTGTAATAGTAAAACTTGAGGTTCTTAACCTTTTCCCAGACCGCACGAACCTTGCGAACGGTTTCCTCACTGTGCTGTCTCCATTTTCCAGTTTCCAATAAGTGCATGGGGACTCCTGACATTGCGGCGCATTGTCGCATTATCAGTTCTTCCTTGCTCATTTCTCCGTTATCAAAATGGAGAACTGGTATGTTCCCATTGTCGGCAGAAGCCTTCGTGCAAAAATCCAAGGCAAGAGTTGTCTTTCCAACGCCACTACGGGCAACTATGACAGAAATGTTTCCGGGTCTCAACAGTGAACCGTAAATGTCATGAAGTTTGGGATACGGTCCCTTGATGCCAAATTCTTCCACAGGATTATTCCCCCTGTCTTCGATGAGGCCTATCATCTCTTCCATGAGATTGACAGGAACATTCTCTCCCGATTCGTAAAAATTAATTCTTTGGTTGAAGGTTTTATCCGCCAAGCTAACAATATCTGCATAGCTTGCGTTGGGATTAATGTCCTTCATTTCCTTCGCCACATCCCGCGACGAATAATAAATGTCTCTGCGCACCGAATACTTCTTTAGCTCCTTGGCGAGAGAGGGAAGATTGTTCGCTGAGGTCTTCCTCATTGAGAGGGAGTGAATATAATCGAAAATAGAAAGGTTTTCGTTGAAGGAAACACCGAGGTTGTTTACCCTGTCGATAACCACGGACGGGTCGATTTCTTGGCCCTTTTCCAAGATTTGACGCATCACGGAAAAGACGGTCTGATTTACTTTGGATTTCTCGCTATAAAAATCCTTGTGGGTTATGAAGTCTGCGATTTGAGCGTAGTTCTGGGGGTGTTGGATTAGCGTAGCCAGAAACTGCTGCTCAATTTCTAAGGAAAATATCATATCGCCCTATAATGGCGCGAAGGCTTGATTAGTCAAGCATTTAATTTTCCAAGGATTCAACGAGATATTTCTCTAATCCACGGATAAGGCCCATATGTATTACGCTGGCCTCAGAATCGTAGCAAACCATAGGGTCGCCTTTTTCGTTGCACATAACCAAAATAAATCCTTTGTATCTATCGCCTCCACCCGTGGCCTCATAAAGGTCGTGGATTAATTTTTTAGGCAGTTCAAATTTTTTTGTTGTTATTTTTTGCACGAAATTTTTTACACGAGTTCTATTCCAAATTCTTTAAACAAATCAAGGGAAAGCTCATCTTCCGGAAAAATTGTCACTAAAGTTATGCCGTTTAATTCTGCATAATCTTCCTTCATCTTATCTCTTTTGAGTTGTTCAAGGAACTTGATTCTGTTTTGGTGAAAGAATTTTACAAATTTTGTGTGCTGTCTCCCCTGAACTTCCACCGCAACCTTTTTTGAGGCATTGTAAAAATCAAAAGTGAGTTTTGTTCCAACTAGGGGGAACTCCTCATATACGTCATGATTCTTCCAAAAGGGGCAGAGGAATAGTTTTACTTCAGTCTGAAACAAACTAATACTGTCTTGATTCCATTTGATTTTGTATTTTGAGGCGTACCTTACTGGTTTTTCTGCTCCCGATAGGGCGATAAACTTCATGTGGATAACATTTGAACAAAATAATTGTAAAGCTTTTCCGTTACTTCGGTTTCTTCCTCAAAATATTGGCACAACTTTTCCTCTCCCTGAAAATTCAGGGCAGATGACTCTGGAAGGCCAAGCAGTTCATATAAATCAGGAGAAAATTTATACCACGCCCCGCCTTTGGTGATTAATTCCCATGCCAGCGCCATGTCAACTACCTCTTTAACTCTCCAGATTGATTTGCCGCCTTTCTGGCCGTACAGAATTGGATAATTAATGACAGTGTTGGTTTTTTCGTTAGGGGATTTCTTGACTACAACCTTGGCCATATGCCCTACAGGAGGATTCTCTGGGCCGAGTTTCAGTTTAGGGTTTTTTAAAATGATGTCCTTTTGAAATCTGGGCTCAAATTCGAGAATCCAGTTAGCGAAGTGAAGAAGTGCGTTGCCTCCTGTGCCAGAAATTTGGCGAACTGGAGCCCGAGTATAAGGGTCAAGCTTAATGTCGGACCTAACTTGAGAGAGAAAGAGGGCCATGTGC